CGGGAAACTGCTTTTCAAGCTGAGTGATCAGACCATGAGGTATCTCTGGGAACTTCATGTTCTCTACTCTCGATAACGCCGGGTTTTGGAAAACCCTGCTATTTCTGGAGAAAACGCTGCCATGCCCAACCTGCAACATTAAGCCGGAAGTTGGTCAGGTCGCCGTTCGTGAACACCTCCAAGGCAGGGAGGTCGGGGATGTGCTGTTCACTCGGGTGGCTCAGGTCTGGTTCTTGGCCGGTTCGGTCCACGCGGACGAGTTCGCCCCCCATCTCCTTGACTGCTCTCGCCTCGTTGTGGAAGCGAACGTCAGTGATCAGGACCACCTTGCCGTCGTACTCCCGACTAGTCTGGATGTGGCGCTTGGTCAGCTCGGTCCAGATGTTCTGGTCGATCAGCTCCCGGCCCCACTCGGTGCCGAGGGTGGTCATGGCGTGGCGAGGCGTCGCGCCGTTCAGAGGCGGGGCGGGGGCTTCCTTAAGGTCACCCTCGAAGCACTCCTCGATGGTCGCTGCATCCACCCCGGCGTAACGGAGCATCGTGCGGAGCATATCCTTGAGGCAGTCGGCGAACTTCACGACTGCCACATTGTCCTCACCGAGGACTTGGGTCACGACCTTAGCGAACGTGTCCTTACCGGAGCCTTTGTGACCGGCGATGCCGATGACAGCTCGCGGTCCCTCCTCAAGACGTAGAGAAGCCACGGCTCCCAGCTCGGATTCCTCGAAGTCGAGGGCGTTGAGCCGCTCTCGGGCTGCCGAGAAGTCGGCAAGCGGGGGGTTTCGGATCGAGGCGACGGCACACTCTTCGTTGACGAAGGCCGTAGCGGTCGCTCGTGCCTCTCCGAGGGTTTCGTTGGCGTACATTCCTTTGAATGACATTCGGTTTCCTTCTGTGACATCAGGGTCTCTGCAGGTTTCGTTGGGGGCTGCCCCGCAAGTGAGGCAGCTCTCCCAGTTTTCGGGGCATGGTGGGATGTTCACGGCGCCCATGGGATAACCTTTCGTGTCTTGGGGTCATAGTCAGAAGCCCACAGGATGCGGGCGCAGCGGGCTTGGGACAGGGCGAACTCTTCGTTGAACCCGGCCTTATCGTAGGCGGGAAGAACGACCTCGTTCCAAGCCTCCGCGACGTCCTCCACAGGGTCAGGAAGGAGGTTGTCGGCCTTCTTCGGGCCGATGCCCCTACAGCCGGGGAAGCCGTCCGTGACGTCCCCCGACAGGGTCTGCTGAAGGAAGAACTGGTGGGCTTCCGCCTCGGTAACCTCGAAGTGCCGGTCCTGTCGGAAGTTGAAGTGCCGACCGGGGATGGTCTTGAGGTCCTTGTCGATAGTGACGCAGACCGTGTCGCCGCTACCGGGCATGGTCTGAAGGATGCCCATGATGTCGTCGCCCTCCAGCTTAGGACGCCGGTAACCGCGGTGGTCGTTGGCGATCCGGTCGCGCAGAGGGGCAACAAGCATAGGCTTCACGCCCGACTTACGGTTGGACTTGTAGTCCCCGTAGAAGTCGAAGCGGAAGTTCTCGGTGTCGGTCACGCAGAGGACGATTTCATCAGCGCCCACCTTCTCGGCCAGAACGTCGATGCTGTCGTTTAAGCGTGCCCATGCCTCGTCCATGTGGGCGTGTCGGGTCCAGAGGACTTCGCCTTCGTCACCGAAGGGCCAAGGGATGGTCTTCTCGCAGATTGAGGCAGCCTCGTAGATCAGGATGTCGGCGTCGATCAGTGCCTTCATTTGGACGCCCCCTCTTGCAGCTCTTCGACAACGACGACCGCGTGGTCTGGGATGCCGTACCGCCCGTCCCTCGTGTCAACCACTAGGAAGCCGTCGTCTTTCAAAGTGAACAGCAGGGTGTGGAGGTCCATTTTCGAGGAGAACCTGTAGGTCTCCACATACGTGCCTCCTTGGACGTACAGGACGTATGTATGCCTGATCATTTGGTCCCTCCTTTCGGGGCCTTGAGATACGCGGCGCACTCTGACCGGCGCTTTCGCACCTCCTTGGTCAGGCGGGGTATCTCGGTAATCGGGATGATCGGGGCGGCAATCTGCCGGTCGATCTCGATCTTCTCTCGGAAGCACAGGGGGAGGCCAGTCAAAGCGCGGCCTCCAGTGCGATCAGCGCCGTGAAGCAGAAGAAGATGATCAGGCCAAGGCCTACCACGATCCACCAATCAGGGGCACGGTTCGCCACGGTCATCGTGCGGCCTCCTCGAAGGCTGCCGCCATGAGCGGGTAAAGGGCTGTAATGTCTACCCACGCTGCCCGCGCGAAGTCGGAGGCAGACGGGTGGGCGCGGCGGGAGGCGGGCGCGACGGTCTGGTAGAGTTCCCAGAAGTCGGCCACGGTTCCAGCGATGGTAAGCTTGGTCGGGACGCCGAGCGTCTTGGCGTGGTGGGCTTCGACTGGGTTCACGCCACTCTGGAGCATGTCGAAGTAGATGCCCGTGCCTCGCTGATCGAGTTCCTCACAGGCGTCCTCGAAGTCAGCCGAGCGGCGATGGAACAGGTCAAGCTGCTGGGCGCGGTGGAAGCCTTCGAAGACCTCTGCGTCCTGCTCGGCTTCTACCCACGGCATGGCAGTGCCATTGAAGTGCTGCATGACGTTGATGGCGGCTGCGGTGGGTAGGCGGGTATGGAAGATTACCTGCCCAAGGCGGAAGGGGGCCATGTTGTTGGCCTCCAGAGCCTCACGGAAGCGGGTGCGGGTGCGAAGCCCGGTGTCTTCCGCGGGGTCCAGACCGAGCGCCAGCTGGGCGGCGATCTGGGGGGAGTTGAGATGGATCATGTCAATCCTTTCAGAGACCACAGGACCGTTAGGCCCTGCGGAGTGATGAGGTGTTTGTTGGCGTAGGTGTTCGGCCCGATCCGCGTTGTGATCAGGTTCCTTTCAGTCGCCATAGAGACGACCGGAGCTTTCTCACGGGCGAGGTCCGACTTCGTTGTGAAGCCGCCCTGCCACGCTTGATCGAGGATGGTCACCAACGCCCCTAGGTGGGCTTGGTCTTCCACTCAGTGGGTCTCCTTCCAGCTTGCGCCGGTATCGGCCTCGCCTGCCAGAGGGCAGGCGAGGCCTAGTTGATTGCCCGCCTCCTCGATTGACCAGCAGGCCAGCTCACCGACACGGTCGGCGATCTCAGGGCGGACAGAGATTTGCATTTCGTCATGGACGTGGGCGACGAAGGCGAAGTCCTTGCCCCACTCGAAGCCTTCCTTGAGGAGGCGTTCGTAGAGGAGGACAGGGGCCAGCTTCATTGCCACGGCACCGGCGTTCTGTAAGAGAGAGTTGAGGGCAGCGTGTGACGACCGGATGGTGACCCGGCGTCCGTCGATCCCTTTGATCCACCCCTTCTCAACGGCGGCCTTCTTGATGGCCTTGATGAGACCGGCGAGGCCGGGGGTGTTTCGGAGGAACTTGGACTTGAGGGCGCGGCCCTTCTTGCGCTGTTCCTCTTCGTCGGCAGTAGGTGCCACGATGGAGCCCAGACGAGCGTCTCCTGCGCCGTAAAGGAAGGCGTAGGAAAATTGCTTCCCCGAAGCTCTCGTAGGGAGACCTGCAGCCTTCTGGTTTAGGCTGTGAATGTCGGTCCCTTTTTCCTTATCCCCGGAGAGGATGGACTGGGCATACCGCCCGCCGTCCTTCATGAAGTGCGCGAGGCACCGCAGTTCGAGACCGGCAGCGTCACATCCGAGGAGGACGTGGCCCTCGTCAGGCAGGAACAGCGACCGGCACTCAGCCCCATAAGGAACCTTGCCTTTGGCGTTCTCGATTGACGGAACCTGAGCGACGTTCGGGTGTGAGTGAGTGCAGCGACCAGTCACAGCACCTAGCGTGTTCACACGGCCATGGATGCGACCGTTGCGGACCTGCTTGAGCCATGCCTGCTTACCGTCAGCCAGCTGACCGAGACGCTTGTCCAGCATGAAGTACTCAGCGAGCGCCTGTGCCGGTGGGTAGGAGAGGTTCGACAGGATGTCATCGTCTATCTTGGGTTCACCTGATGCCGTGAACTCCTCAGGCTCCCAGCCGTAGAGCTTCTTGAGACGGTCGGCGATGTGGTGTCGGGAGCCGGGGTTGAAGACCCGGAGTTCCACCTTCTGGTATGCACACCCTTCTTCGGTGTACTCCCAGTACCCTCGCTGCTCGACTTCGACCTTCACCTGTCGAGTGACCGTTCGGCCAGTCTTGTAGGTGTGCTGATAGGTATCGCCGGTCGGCTTCTTCACAACGCGGGTGACGCCTCCCCAAGGAGCTTCCACGAATTTCTTCACGGTCTTCTTCGGGGTGTGCGTCTTGGTGCCCACCCACCAAGGATCGAACAGCTTGTAGAGCTTGCTCTCAGCCTCCGACTTGCGGATGCGGAGTTCGCCCTCCAGCT